TTGAATAAGCTCCTGGAGAGATAGAATTAGCCTTTATCTCTCTCATCAACTATTTGGTGTAGTTATCCTTTTTGGCTTACGAAAACCCTTCTCTCTAGTTTATATCTTTTATTGGGTTGTAATCTAGTACATAGTCATAGTTGAACTTTTCTAATTTCCTAATTATATCTGATGTGTAACCTTAGCAGAAGATTTTAAATTTTGCTACTTATTCATTATCCACATACAGGTGAGATGCGAAGAACCTGTGGTACAAGCCATAAAATAGGTTGTCTATCGTTTTTGAGTGGAATTCGTAGTTAACGTTGCTATTCGTCCATCCAGTGACGACATTCTTGCAAGAGTATGATGGATCTTGTAACTAACCTCTGTGTATGCAGTAACCTATATTTTACTTATAATATTCTTGCAATTTGGGAATCTGTGCTGTGTGGTATTGCTTGTACTGGTCACTGAATGGAAGGTGACTAGGCAGGTCTTCTATAGGCTTCCAAGGCTTATTCACATAATAATCCTACTATTCAGTGATGTTTTTAGTGGATAATTCTTTGTATTTTTAGGGTTTAGCAATGTTTACGATACTCTCTTACATCATCACTTATTGATTAATTTTGCTCATGTTGAAGAACTATTGTAAATCACATTTCTCATTCATCTGTTACACTGTCTAACTGTAACCGTTCACCAGCATATTGACGTTATTCAGCTATAAGTCTCTCTTAACTCCCATCCCTAAGTGCCTCTTGATGATGTCCGTATAAGACTCTAGAGGCTTGTGTGTGAATTCCAAGTTTCTAGTCTTAGAGACGACTTTCATAGTTAACACATCTGATCCTAGAGAATCTCTGAAGTGCTCATCCTACCAACAATTTCCATAAAAGTTATACACTCTGCTGCTATCTTTGGTGTAAGAATCGTATGTACTACGAAACAATGTCTAATTTTGCTACCCTATCTATTCTATGTAGTTCTTAAAAAATGTTCCCTGCACGTTGTAGATATGTCCTTTAGTTGGTGTAGCTGGGAGCTAATGGAATGGTTTCTATCTTCCTTGAATATTCTAAGTTGCTTGGAAATAATTTATCCATCCCAGAGGTATTATTCTATTCACTGATTACTGGTCTTTTAGATAAACATTTTAGTGTTGATAGACCCTGCCACTACTTCTACAGTTCATCATTATTTGCTAATCTTCGTTAATAGTGTAGCAGCCTTCTCTACCTGGCAGGTTGTACTTGCCTGGTATAGGATAGAAATCTATGCCAGACACTTGAATGAAAACATTGTCTCCTGTGATGTTAAATTCCAGATCCTACAAGTAGTAATGAACATCATTTATCAGTATATGAATGCTCTAATAACATCCGCTCCTTATATCGAAATGTTGATTCGCAAAGTGTAATCTCAGGTACCTCTCGTGTAAGAAAGCGTCAAAGAACTAGGTGACTCCTGTGAGAGGCTGTTTTTGCAAAGGTTTTAGTCTGGGGTCTTGTATTCTGTCTAATTCATATTTAGCTTCATTATTCTGGTGATACGTATTATCATATTAGTCGAGGTTGGGCCTAACAGGGATGTAGTCTACTGTGGGAAGAAGTTAGTGAGTCCTCGCGTACTTAGCTCCTAAATCTATCACCAATACGTTTCCTAAACTAGATTCGATTTACTGTAGACTTTGCAATTGCATTAAGTCGCTACAGTATCTCATGAAACTGTGACCTCCGTTGAAAGTTTTTTAGTTTTTTATCGTTTCTAGGGGTCCAGCTAAACCTAAGGTCTATAAGTATTGTATTTATTTACCTGGGAGGACTCCTCTGGGGTTGCATTTCAGTATCTAACCATCTCTATGAATCCCTTTAGACTCGTTCAATTCTTACTTCTACTAGATGGGCATCATTTCTGGATGATATAAGTCGTATAAAAGGGGCTTGGTAAGACCTATACTATCACATCCTGGGAAAGTGCCTATGGTGGACTGAAATGAAAAGCTATCCATTCTTTAGTTCTTATAGTGCTACACCAAATCTTACAACAATCCGTTTACTAGGAATTTCTTCATATTGCATAATTTCTAGCCAGTGATACAGACCAAATGATTTGGATTTCTCTTGGAGCACAGTATTTTGGCGTAATACTTTAATACTTGTTAGCTTGAACAAGTGAGAGGGCCCTAATCTGCTTAGTTTTGGAGCATCAACTAGCACTAACCTATCTCGTGCATCTAAGTAGCTGAGTTCTTAGGTAGAGTATTGTAAGAGAGCGTCCTTAAAAAGTAACTCATCTAGTTTAATCTTTTTCTAACATCTGCGTTTTAATCTTCTCTTTCTAACTGCGACACTACTAATTTGGATTATTATTCTAAAGCTTGTTGATGAGTTTAGTATTTTAGTGCTCTGTAATCTACTTCTACTTTGGAGCTCTCATCCTAACAGGCTTTCTTGACTATCTTGAG